TCGTAAGGAACAATGTAATACGGAATACGAGCAGGCTTGAATGGGTTGAGAACAAGACGTAGTATCCGACCTTTGCTATACCAAATGTTTGCTTGGATTTCTACGCTGTCCTCAAGCTCTTTAGGAATGTTGATGTCATTTTCTTTTAGCAAGTCAATGTCAACAGCACCCCAAAACTCTAATACTTCATAACGCTCTACGTCATACGACGGAGCATAATCATTAAGATCATCTTCCCAATACTCTTTAACATAGTTGGGTCCTTCTGCAATGAGATTGTCAATCTCTTTATGACGGAACATCGGTCGCTGTTTCAGCTTCAACAACTGACCTTTGCTTAGTTTGTGTCTTTCAATAAAGAATGTTGCATCATCCATTGACGACGCATCAGGATCAGGATAGGCATTGAACACAGAGACATGTGACGTAGAAGGTCTTGTCTTGATGACAGGATTGTAATTACCTTCTTCATCCCACTTCGGATATTCTTTGTCAATGGCAAAAGGTCCTTTAAGAATACCTGTACCAAACAACGCACATTCAAAAGCAGTGGAACGCAAATGCTTTGTAGCACCACTTTCATCCAACTGATCTTTAATCTTCTTCTCCATCTTCTTAGCTGCCTGCATAGCAGGGCTAAACGTGATGGTGTCTGGTGTAGTTCCTGCACCAACTTTAGGGTTTAAATCTTTCAAAGCATCTTTGAAAACACCCAAGCTATCCAGCAAAGACTGAGCAGTGGCACCGGGTGGCAAGTCTTTACCATCACCTTTGTATCCAAACAGCTGAGACAAATCCGGCTCTGCACCGTCTTGTTTCATACTAATATGCACGTGTTCAGCAACACCTTCTGGCAAAACCGTAGGTTCAACAGAAATAGGAAAACTGTTGTTTGCAAACAACACTTCAGTCATCTGACTATAAGCAGCAAGAGTCTTAGTCTTTGTAATCTTTACAAACACTCTGCTCTTTTCAGCTTCTGTAAACTTAACGTCAGGACCATACAATCCGCGATAGTTGCGATAGGCTCTCATCCACCGTTCTTCATCATAACGACGTGATGTTTTGGAACGGCTGAAGCGATCCTCGATGAAGGCGTTGATTTGATTTCCAGCGAAGCTTTCGTTGTCAGGAAGAGCAACAGATTTATCGTCGAGGAATGTTAGCTCCATTTGTTTAGCCATATTTGTTTTCCACAATGTTATACAGTCGGTGTCAATAACCGAAAGTTGAGTCAGCGACAGTTATACCACGATTGAGCTTTTCAGGATTGTAATCAAATATTGAAGAAGCTCTCGGTCTACTCATCACTCCATAACGCAACGCATCATATGAGTGGTCATTTTTCACTTTAGTGTCTACATCTTCTGGATTGTTCTTGTCCAACGGAATCGTTGGTAAGTCAGCAATAATCTGTGTACAATTGTTAAAGATGGTCAATCTAGGTTGCTTTGTAAATTCATCAATTTGCAACCGTCTATGTATTTCGTTCTTTCCAGCAACCCTGCTACCTGCACTTCTATCAGCAGGTCTCCATCTACAGCCTCTAACAATCATACGTTCAGCAATAGACGGTCCAGTATCACCACGTTTATGCCAACAGCTACTGTCAAGAACACCATATCTTATCTTTTCACTAGCTTCAGCACGTAATATCATACTGGCTAAGTCTTCAGCTAACACCTTTGTCACATACAATTCTCTGTATACAATGATAGATTCGTCAGGTGCTACGGCAAACCACAGCACAGCAGTGAAACTTCCATATCCATAGTCACACGCTCTGAATCTAGCCCAGTCTGAGGGGATTTGGAACGGCTCAACAACATGAATGTTCCTGTTAAACTCAGGAAACGCTGCACCTTCTGCTACATCCCAACTACCTTCTAACAATTGTTTACGCTGCATCTCTGGCAACGACAACAACATCGCTTCATAGTCACCGCTATCAGCCAAATGTGGGTTATCTGATAGCTTAGCAGGGATAAACCTACGTTTAAACAGAGGCTGTCCCGCTTTTGAGTGACCTTCAGGGTACGTCATCACCTCACCCGTGTCTGTATCGGTAGCCCAGAACGCTTTACCAGCTGGTGAAGGATCAATAAACGTCTTTTTTACCCACGCATGTCCTCTGTTACCGGGGTTGGTGGTGGCTCTCATGAAAACAGGAAGGTCTGCAGCTGTAGAACGCAGACGAGAACGCATATAATTCCATGCAAATGGGGTGGGCCACTGCGTTAATTCATCAAAAGCAATGTAAGAGAACGACAAACCCTGATAGCGAAGCACATCTTCGTCTCTGTCAAGGTAGGACATCCACAATCTGCCCCCATTTGGATGCTGCCATTGCATCTTTCTTTCACTCCAGACGATGCCGGGGATGATTTTAGGATAGAGTTCTTGACTTTTCCATATCAGTTCACGCAATTCTTCAGTGGTATGACGCAATATCAACCCTGAAAACTGTGGATGTGACACATAACGCAACGGATCTGCAAGAATGGCATAGCTTTTTCCCAAGGCACATCTATTATTTTAAATAAAACCACGAAGGAAACCCTTTACTTTTTAACCTATACACAACAAGTTGTCTTGAAATGTTTAGTTTTCTACCGGCTTCTCTTACTCCATAGTATACAACACCATCAATGCTTACTTTTTTACAATCTTGACTACTTATCATTTTTGCTTTTTTGTCAGGATTAAACATTGGGTTGTTGCTACTACCTTTTCTCCAAACACAAGGATGTTTTTCAACAACATCTTTGTCTTTCATTGGGTTCTTGTTTTGTAAAACATTAGATAATGTTCCACCAACAGTCTCGTTGTACAAACATTTTTCTTTAAGTTTTATAAGATCAACAAGTTCGGACTCACGATTAAGTGCATCTTCTACTGTGTCGAAAAACTCAAACTCATAAACAAAAGAATTTTTACCATACTTCCTTAAAGCTTTACCAAAAGCATAAGGACTAGAAGTATGTTCTTTCATTCTTCTTTTAAAATTGTTTGTAATACCAATGTAAGTCTTGCCGCTTGGAGAAGTGGCTTTATATAGACAATAGTTATTCATATTGTTCCTTCAGCTTTCGCTGGATAGATATGCCTCGGACTATATCTTCACCCTCTATTGAGGGGCTTCGCGCTTCGACAGTTTCCTGTCTACTCCCTTTCGGGATAGTCTCTGAACCTTCAAGCCAGTAGCTTGCTTGGCTGCTGATTGTCTCTTCTGATTATTTTTTAAGCATTCACGTTTGTTATTACTAACTACGTTGTAGCATAATCAGAGTAACGAGAGTTTCCAGCAATTCACGAAGTTTATTTTGATGCTGTTACCAGCAAAAGGTGGCAAGAGAAAGGTCTAAACCTCTACCACCAGCTGCACCTCCATACAACACTTCCCTTTCACTAGCAGCAAGAAACGCTGTCTGAGGGCCTGCATTGGGCTTGAAGATGACATTGTCATTAGCAACAGACGTTGTATCTACCTCATACGTCTGTGTCTCTAATATGTTTGTAGAGATCACTGTCGAAGAAGTCGACTCTTTCGCCTTCGTCGTAGAGGCTTTCGTACCTCTGCGCCCTCTTGAGCGCTTCTTGGTAGAGCCTTGCAAGTCTTCGATAAGTTTTAGCCCTACGTTTCTTTCGTGTTTCATATTGAAACCTCTTTATTAAACCGTCTGGGGTTATCGACCTTCCAGTGGTTGTTGTTAACCACGCTGCTACCTCCTTATAAGTATATTTCTTAACATGAACCTTTGCTTTCTCTAAAGCTTCAAGTTCAAAAGGAATGGGATCAAGCCATCCCTTTTCTTCGCTGCGTTTATATCCGAACGGAACCGTTCTCAACGGAACTGGTTCAGGTATTCTAACATATTTCTTCTTAGGCTCAGGTTGTGGCAATATCCACTGACCTAACTCTCTATCACTCATCGTCTTCGTTTACAGCTTTGTCCTTCGGAGGAAGCACCATAATACCACCGCTTGCTTCAACTTGAACCTTCTCAGTTTTCACCAAACCAACTCTGTCCAACAAATCCTTAGCAGCATTCAACTTCTCTTTCAAACCCAACTCTGTCGGATTCTCCAAAGCTCCATAAATGGAATACGCTGCCTTTGGCGCTGTAC